TTTTCGACTCTTTTTTCTCAGGTAAATATACATGTTTTTGATTTGCCATAATAGCTAAACCTGAACTAATTGATGCGTCATGCTTAGTTCTGTCATTAATATCGAATTTTGCCCAATCTTCAAGCGTTCTTGTGAACGGCATAGAGCCTATTTCATCAGATGATCTATAGGTCCCTGTCGTGTCCATTCCAACAAATTTTTCTATATAAGTCTCAATAGCTGAAGCATGCGCCTGCTTAACTTCTTCGGAAGAGTTGGGTATACCACCAAGCTCCCTTTCGGTTTTACTCAACTTGTTGAGCACCCTGTCAGGCCTGTTCATTGAAAAGTTCCTGTACCCTCTGTTCTTAAAATGGTAAAGGATACGAGCCTTGTTGTTCTCCGCAAGCATTGGCATCCCATAAAACACGCAAGCCATAAGCACATCCTCAAAGAATATCTCAGCCGTCTGAGGACGGGCAATATACTCAAGGAAGAACTGATTAACCGGAGCATCATCCATGTGGTACTTGGTCATACCATGCAGGGAGCCGTTAGATCCCCTGCCCCCAACCACTGCCGATATATCGTAGGGGTCGCAGCCAAAAGTACCAAGATGCTCATTGCCCGGGTATTTCTGACCGTTTCTTGTCGATACGCTGTTTTGCATGTGAGGTGGTGGGAACCAATTAATTAAGAACCTACCCCTAATATCGGGAGTCCATATAACCTTGGTGTCTTTCTCCCCGTCTTTCCAATGAAAAGATCCACGTGAATAAAGCTGACCTTCTATCTGTGAGTCATTATAGTCTATTTGTTGATAAATTTTTGTCAAATTAAATATAGAAGACTTGCTCTCATCCCTGAAAGCGTGGCTCTCAGTACGGGGAAACTGACGGTAAAACTCGTTTAACGCATCAGCGTCACTCTTTAATGACTCAACCTCAGCCTCCCAATAGTCAATGGCTCCATTGATTATCTTCTGTCCGTCAACACCCTTGATCGGCTCAGATGGTTTCCTAAATACCGGCATCCCGTAGCGATCGATGAACCCTTCCATGTTCCACTCCATAGGAATGAACAGGGCATAGAGTCCACTCTTGGTCTGACCATTGGCGTTTCTGTTGAAAACTCTTGAGTCCTCGTATAGTTTCTTGTAGTTATCCCCACCCTTACTTAGTGCATTTGAGGTAGACCCCATCATACACTTGCCAATGATCTTGCTACCAACCCTAAGACAGGTCTTGGTTACCCTCCAATTGTTCAGGATATTGTTTGGTTTAAGCCACTTGGCACTCTCATCGTGCGCAAGATATAATAGCTTCTCACCGTCATAGCTGTTCTCCTCTGTATTCTTCCAATCTATCGTGGTATCCAAACCATCGACAATGTTACTGTCAGCCTGCGACATATTCTTCTTGGTGATCTTTGAAGCCGGTACCCGGTAGGCAAGCTCAGTCTTTGGCTTGTCCATACCGTCCATGATAGGACGGAAGAAGAACGGTAGTCTACCGTTGATGGGCACGACCTTATCCGTGAACATCTTCTTAGCATCAGCACCCGTCTTTGACAGGATACCAACCCTTGAGTCACGAGCAAGGGTAGCTATATTGACGCACTCTGAGGATGACATGAATGAAAATCCGGAACGTCTGATCTTAAGGTAGATCATCCCAAAGCATCTCGGATCAGCCCGGCACGCCTCCCAAAAAATATAGAATATCCGGTTGGCTTCCCGGTAATCAGGGTACCCCACGTCAATACTTGACCACTGTAGGTACATGTAATGAGATCCGGTGATATAGTTTGGTCTCCCATTGTTCATAAACCAATAACCATTCTCACGGTTATTGAACTCCTGCTCAATGTAATCTACCCACCGATCCTTAAACTCGGCAGGCATCTCGTTCCAATGGAATATAGATTGAATCTTTGACAGCTCTTTTGGCAGATCTTGTCTCTCCCAATACTGCTCAGCAGGAGTTTCACTTCTTTTGTAGCACTCTGTAGAAGCCAATGGCAAAGCAATAAGCAGCCCGGCCACATTTATAATGTCGCCAATCTGTCCCGTCTTTGATATGACCACCATGTCATACTGCTCGTTATACCCATACTGCCAAGCCTTATGGGTGTTCTTTTTAGAGACAGCGTTCTTAGGCACATGGTCACTAACGATTCGATACAGACCTTCGCTCTGCAAATCCTTGCTTTGTATCATTTCTTACTACTCCTTTTTCAATAAGTTCAAGACTCTCCTTCTCTGATTCTACTCGGCTAAGTATTTCAAACGCATCAAAGATCGCAAGCTTTTTGGTTGCCGCAGCGTTCTTAAGTCTATCTGCCGCAAGCTCGTCATCCGGATCAGGCTTGATAATATTTTCTTCAGCAACCCTTATGAGCTGCTCTACTGCCTTATAACCTGCATCAATAATCTTCTTTTTTATTTCTACTGCATCACTCATAATGTCATGGTTATTTGGTGATCAAATATTCGGTATAGCTTTTCACCGTCCACGTCAAACTCATACTCACTGTCAGGCTTAAAGCACACGGTGTCTCCTGCTCGGACTCCTTGAGTCTCGAGATAGTCATTTGGATAAATCATGGTACCCATAAGGGGCTCGTTGGTAAAAGGCTTCTTGATGTAGGATTCAGTAGCAGGGATAGGCTTCACAAAGCAGTAGCGGCTATAAGTGTTCCACTTGCCATCACGCTTATACATAAAAAATTGATCAGGTTCTACAAAGAAGATGTCATCTTTGAAGAAGCTGCGACCACTCTTACGCCTACCCTTGATGTCGTTGTAAAACTTAAATACGTTATGGTGAACAAGTAGTGTGTCACCCTTTTGAATTGGCCCGTCATACCCACGTGGTACTTCTACCACCTCGGCATACCGGTTAGAGAAGGTATGATCCTCCTCAGAGGTATTAACGATAAGCTCTATACCGCCAATCTCTTTTGTATTATTATATCGTTTACCTGTAACAATGAAGTCAAATGGAGATTGCATTAATAGTCAATATTAAATTCAATAGACACAGGCATGTTCTGATTGAAAGACTTCCATAGCATCACCTCCTCTTTTTCGTTGATGATGTAAATCTTTACATCTCCCGTTTCAGGCTCGAACTTAATAAGGTGAATTGAATTTGTCTCTCCAAGGATTTTCTGTCCTACAATATAGTGCATAGCACTACCCTTGTAGTCAGGTCCTATAGATATTTTCCTGATGTCCATATTTGATTAGATTAAATTTCATTTACAAAGTTAATGCACTACGCCCAAATAATCAGTACCGGTTATACGGTACACATTACCTGCCACTAAACCTGCAGCAAGCGCAGCAACATTATTTGCATACACGGGTACTGATGGTAAAGGTAACGCAAGTATATCACCTACGGTGAAGTTCTTGGTTTTGTTTGAATCATTAGCATCGGTACCGATCAGTTTATCGGCATAGGTTATGTTGTTGTCTGTTGCGTAAGAATTAATATTCCCCATTATTTTAACATTGAATTGGTGAAAAAGATGATATAACCCCACTTCCATTCATATCCCAATTGGCTTCAGCAAAGACATATAGTTCGGTTACGGGACTCGTAAGATTGGGACTGTAGAATAAAGAGCATCCTGCTGTCAATGGTGAAGGACATTCAGAATATAAAACTCTTTGATTTGAAACAGCATCTGAACAAGCCGCACCGGGACTTACATTACTAACACCGCAGAAACCATATAGATAAGATGTCTGACCTGCACAAAGGGTATAGTCTTGTATTTCAGGATTTTGCTCTATACTTGGAGGGAAGTACCTAAACGAATAATCGCCTGTTTTAAAATATCCCGGAGCCCCACCACATAGTTCATCACTATACCAAAGATTAGAAAGGTTGCTATCATAATAAAGATAAGAACCGTTTCCAAGCGCAAAATCAGCACTATATAGTGTAATTGAATAAGCGTTTGAACTACATGCCGTAGATGCAGAAGGAGCTCCTGCCTCAAGATACAAACCATCCCAATAACACGTGGTATAGTAGTATATCGTGTGTGCGTATGAAGTGATGACAGCCTGCAAATCAGATTTCACAACGAGCTGATTACTTGCTTTTGCTGCATACGGTCCGTAAGACGTATTAATGTTTACGTAGGTATTCGCATCAGTTTTAGTAATCTGCTCGTTGCTTGCAGGTATCGAAGTCTTTGCTGTAAATACGCCATTGTTAACAGCGCTTTGCAGATTGTTAAATGATACCGTCTGATTATTTGCTAAGTTTATCCAAGACATTATCCTTCTGTTTCAGTTTCAGGTTGAGTTGGAGGAACAGGAGGTACC